GGCTTTGAAATAACCGGGTACACTTCTCAAGCAAACTCCATAACCACCACGCCAGCCGTCACCGCTACGACAAATACAGCGGGTTTCGTTTTAGGCGCTAGTGCTTTGGTGGCTGCGAGCACCTATTCAGGAACGGTAAGTATTGTAAAACTTGATGGAAACTCTTGGGTGTATTCTTCTTTGGTTATTCGAGACGGAACTGCAAGTTCTAACTTTGGTGCTGGCTCAAAAACCTTATCCGATACGCTGACCCAAGTACGCATTACCACAGTTAACGGCACAGACACTTTTGATACCACGCCGTCTGCTGGAAAAATCAACATACTTTACGAGTGATTAACTTATGGCAAATGGAACCATCGGCGTAAGCCAGATAGATGTCCTGACCACTAGTGGAACAGGTACTCTATCCATAGTACCGCCAGCAACTAACACCAACAGGACGCTGACCCTGCCTGACGGAACTGGAACGATAGTTGCAAATGGAGTAAATGGTTCGTTAGTGTCTGGAACAGCCGTAGCATCTACCAGCGGAACCAGCATTGACTTCACAGGAATTCCTAGTTGGGTTAAGCGGATTACGGTAATGTTTAGCGAGGTTAGTCTTTCTAGCACAGCAGATATTTTGATTAGACTCGGAAATGCTGGCGGGATTGAAGATACTGGTTATATATCTACATCTGCAACCGCATCGGCTAATAGTTCATCAACTACTGGCTTTGTTATACGGGTTGCTGCTGCTGCAAACGTATTAAGTGGAATAGCCATCATACAGAATGTTACTGGTAACAGTTGGGTTTGTTCTCACTCTACAAAAGTAGCAACAACTGCTACTCCGTGCGGCGGCGGTTCTAAAACTCTATCCGACACATTAACTCAAATTCGCATTACAACAACCAGTACCGATACCTTTGATGCTGGAACTGTCAACATAATGTATGAGTAAGGAATAACATTGAATGCAATGTGGCAGATGTGGCAGCAGAGGTATCCTAAAGAACTTTGTAGCACCATAGTAGAGCAGGCAAAAGAGATAGAACCGCAGGCTGCAATAGTAGGTTTCCAAGGCTCTAACGTAGACACCAATGTTCGTAGAAGTAAGGTTAGGTGGATCACTAGAGACAATAAAGACCTTGGTTGGCTGTACCATGAACTAACTAATCTGTTTCATGTTGCTAATCATAATGCCTTTGGATCTGAGTTGTGGCACTTAAATGAGATTCAGTTTACAGAGTACAACGAAGAAGATCAAGGTTATTATAATTGGCATAACGATGTAAACTGGGATGATGGTAGACAAGTACACAGGAAGTTATCTCTAGTGTGCCAACTGTCTAACCCAGAAGAGTATGAAGGTGGTGAGTTTGAGATGCAGCCGTTACATCTTAATGCCCCTGCCCAAGAGCACCTAAGAACACAAGGAACTGTTTTAGTGTTTCCCTCCTTTGTGGTTCATAAGGTAAACCCAATCACAAAAGGTACTAGACATTCGCTAGTAGCCTGGATGGAAGGCCCTAAGTGGAGATAGTATGGCAACTGAGCACATGAGCGAAGCAGCTAAGAACACAGCAGATGCACTGTCTGTTGTGACTGTCATTGGCACACTAGCAGAGATACTACCTGCTATTGCTGCTCTATTTACTATTGTTTGGACTGGCTTTCGGATCTATGAAACCGAGACAGTTAAGGGATGGTTGGGTAAGAAATGAGCAGAAAAGTATCCGCTGTTACAACCAAGACTACTACCACTAAGGAAACTATCCTTACGGTTCCTACCAAGAATACTGGTCTTTGGCAGTTAATGTATATCATTAGTCTTACTGGTAACGATACTCCAAAGGTCTACTGGTACGACTCTTCTACTAACACTGAGTACTTTATTGTTGGTGGTAAGAACTTAGGTGCTGGTGAGTTTATTAGATTAGACGGACAGGCAGAGGTAGTAATGCAAGCTGGTGATGAGATTCGAGTACAGAACTCAGGAACTAATACAGTAACTTACATAGCTACTGTAGAGTTCATGCCTGAGATGACAGTTCAGTTCCAATTCTAAAGGAGAATAGTATGCCAACGGTAGACGGAAAGAAATACCCTTACACTAAGAAGGGCAAACAAGCAGCAGCATCGGCTAAGATCAGTAAGCTTCGTAAAGAAGGTATGCCACAGAAGCAGGCAGTAGCTGTTGGCTTATCGATGGCTGGTATGAAGAAGAAGAAAGCTAAGAAAATGGGTACTTATCGTGACTACTAAACCAGGGCTGTATGCCAACATCAATGCAAAGCGTAAGCGGATAGCTGCAGGATCTGGTGAGAAGATGCGTAAGGTTGGTTCTAAAGGCGCTCCCACAGCTAAGGCATTTAAACAAGCTAAGAAGACTGCGAAGAAATAATGGTAAAGAAGGTATATCAGAATCCAGAAGGTGGTTTAAACGCCAAAGGTAGAGCATACTTCAAGAACAAGGAAGGTGCTAACCTGAAACCTCCAGTGTCTTCTAAAGAGGCTGCTAAGTCTCCTAAGAAGGCGGCTAGGAGGAAGTCTTTCTGTGCTAGGATGAGTGGTGTACCAGGACCTATGAAGGATGAGAAGGGTAGACCCACCCGTAAAGCATTAGCACTAAGGAAATGGGATTGTTAAATGGCTAACAAAACTTATATCGAACTTGTCAATGATGTGCTGGTTAGGCTTCGTGAGAACGAGGTTACTTCCGTCAATGATACTTCTTACTCAAAACTAATTAGTAAGTTCGTCAATGATGCTAAAAGGCAGGTAGAGGATGCATACAATTGGAATGCTCTGTCTGAAACTCTTACTGTGTCTACTACTGCTAACCTCTTTAACTATGTCCTCACTAATGCTGGCATTCGATTTAGGGTCTTTGATGTTCTGAATGACTCTAGCAACTGGTTCCTAAACAATGCTGCAACGCAAGAGATGGATGCTTGGTTCCTTGTCAACACCCCTGAGTATGGCTCACCACGCTACTATAACTTCAACGGTGTAGACGCTAACGGTGATACACAGGTAGACTTGTATCCCATCCCTGATGCTAACTATATTGTTAACTTTAACGTCATCAAACCACAAGCACAGCTAGTCCTTAACTCTGACGCTATCAAGGTTCCTGATGAGCCTGTAATCTTCTTGGCCTATGCTAAGGCACTGGCAGAGCGTGGTGAGGACGGTGGTTTAAAAAGTTCTGAGGCTTACGGTTTATACTTAACCTCGTTAGCAGACCATGTAGCAGTTGAGGGTAATAAATATCCTGATGAATTTACTTGGACACCTACTTAATGGCATCTCCATCACAGACCGCTAGTATTGCAGCACCAGGATTCTTTGGATTAAACATCCAAGAGTCTGCAGTATCGTTATCTTCTGGCTTTGCGCTAGAGGCTAACAACTGCGTTATTGACCGCTATGGTCGTATTGGTGCTCGTAGAGGCTGGACACCTGTAAACTCAGCAGTCAACACAGACTTAGGCGCTGCTAACCCAGTAGAGTTTATGTTTGAGTTAACTGATAACGGATCTAGTCAGTTCCTCAGTGCTGGTAATAATAGACTGTTTACTGGTACTACGACTATGACCACCAAGACTGTGCGTAATCAGGCTAACAGTGCAGACCTAACATACACGATTACTAGTAACAACTGGCAAGGGGCTGCTCTGCCCTACGGTGATGGAGCAAGTGCAGAACCTCATGCCTACCTAGTCCAGACTGGTCATCCTATGTTGACCTACCATCGTATGCCTACTCCAGGGACTGGTGCTACCTTTACAGTCTCGACTGTTTCTAGTGGCGCTATCACTGCCTTGACAGTAACTGCTGCTGGGTCAGGCTACAGTGTAGGAGACATCTTAACCCTGTCTGGTGGAACCACTGCTGCTACCGTGACTGTGGCTACCTTGTCTGGTACAGGTGTGGCTACTGTAACGATTACTACTGGTGGTGCTGGATACACAGTCTCTGATGCCCTTACTAGCACAGTAACAACCGTTGCTAATCCACACTCCCACGCAGGCTCATACGGCTTCCAGAGACTTGGAGACATCGGGACAATACCTTTAGGATATTCTATTGGTGATTTCTCTCCTAACTGCGCTTTAGCGGCTTATGGGCGTATCTGGGTGGCAGATATAGCAGGAGACCCACAGACGGTATACTTTACTAGATTGCTAGACGGATCAGACTTCCAAGGTGGAGACTCTGGATCTATATCCTTAAATACTGTATTTCCGAACACAGACAAGATAGTAGCTATTGCAGCGCACAATGGATTCCTTATTATCTTTGGTCGTAATAACATTGCTGTCTATGCCAATCCTATCGATGTTACAACATTAACCTTAGCTGATTATATTCCTAATGTGGGCTGTATCTCTAGGGACTCTGTACAGAGCACTGGTATGGATATTATCTTCCTGTCTGACTCTGGGGTTAGAAGCCTTCAGCGGGTTATTCAGGAGAAGTCCTTGCCTATGCGGGATATCTCCAAGAATGTTCGTGATGAGTTGATGGTTAGCGTAGCCTCTGAGACAGCAGCTAATATCAAGTCTGTCTACTATGATAGAGATGCTTTCTACCTCCTTAGTCTGCCTGTAACTAAGACAGTCTACTGCTTTGACATGAGAACACCGCTGCAGGACGGGTCTGCTAGGGTTACTACTTGGAGCGCCATAGAGCCTAAATCCTTTATTGTGACCACTTCTAAAGAACTCTACATTGGAAAACCTGGGTATATCGGTAAGTACTTTGGGCATTCTGATAATGGGACTAATTACCAGTTTAGTTACTATACTAACTACTTTGACTTTGAACAACCATCTATTGAAAAGATTATGAAACAGGTTGGGTTTGTGGTCATTGGTGGTGCTAATCAGAACTTGGCTGTCAAGTGGGGCTTTGATTATAACGAAAATTACTTTGCTGTTACGAAAAAGCTTGACAATTCAGTAGTTTACGAGTATAATATAGGGGAGTATAATATTGCTGAGTTCTCAAATGGTATTGTACTAGACAAATTTAAGATACAGGCTGGTGGAAGAGGCGCTGTTCTGCAGGTTGGATTAGAGGCTGAGATTAATGGTAATCCTATATCTATTCAGAGGATTGACATATATATTAAACAAGGAAAACAGATATGAGTAACTTAGCAGTTGTGGAAAAGACTAAATACTGTAAAAAGTGTGAATCTTTTTTACCTCTGTTTTCCTTTACTAAAAACTCAGCAACTAAAGATGGTCTACAGTTTGTTTGCAGAAGTTGTGACAACTTAAGGCAGCAGAAAAGAAGGGTCGAGAAGAGACAAGAAATACAAGAGTATGGAAAACAATACAGAATTAAACATACTGACGATATGGACTTTAGGCTTCAGGGTTTATTAAATGCCTCAAGAGCACGAGCTAAAGAAAAGAATAGAGAGCATACACTTACCAAGCAAGACTTATTTAACTTATTTCCAAAGGATGGATGCTGTCCTATCTTTGGTCTTAAATTAGAATGGAATGGGGCTGGTTTTAGAGAGACTAGCCCAAGTATAGATCGTATTGACTCAACCAAAGGCTATACAAAAGACAATGTTCAGATTATTTCTTGGAAAGCAAACCGTATTAAAGGTTATGCTTCTGTAGAAGAATTAGAAGTCTTATTAGCCTATTTGAAACAAGGAGAATAAAAATTAGCAACTACGTCAAAGCAACAAATTTCGCTGTCAAGGATGGCCTATCCACTGGCAACCCAGCCAAGATCATCAAGGGTACAGAGATTGATACTGAGTATAACGCTATCGCCTCTGCTATCTCGTCCAAGGCTGACCTAAATAGCCCTACCTTTACAGGTACTCCAGCAGGGCCTACGGCATCTACCGCTACCAACACAACTCAGCTTGCGACTACCGCTTTTGTACAGAACTCTATTACAGCGTCTTTACCTACTGGTTTAATTCTACTATGGTCTGGTTCTCAGGCTAGTATTCCTTCTGGCTGGGTACTCTGCGATGGGAACAACTCAACTCCAGACCTTCGTGGTAGGTTTATTATTGGTGCTGGTTCTCTTGCTGCAAGTGCAACAGGAACTGCGGGAGCATCAGTAACTGGCTCTATCTCTGGAACCACACTTACGGTAACTGGGGTAACGTTTGGTACATTGGAGGTTAGTGATACTGTAAGTCATTCTTCAATATTACAAACGACTACTATCTCAGGATTAGGAACTGGAACAGGAAACACAGGAACTTATACCTTAACTTACACAGGTTCAACTTCTTCGTTTACTGGTTCTATCTCTGGAACTACGCTAACAGTAACTGCAATTTCTGCTGGTACTCTTATTAAAGACCAAGTTATTACTGGTGGTTCTGTTAGTGCAGGAACTACAATTGTCAATCAGCTTACTGGGCCAGCAGGCGGGATTGGTACTTATACGGTAAGTATTAGCCAGACACAAACCTCAGCTAGTCTAACTGGTACTTATACTTTAGCAAGTACAACCTTAACTATTAACTCTACAATCCTACGAGTTTCAGCAGTTGCTTCTGGAACTCTTGCTGTTAATCAGTTCTTAACTGGTACTGGTATTGACTTTGGTATCCAAATTACAGGACTTGGAACAGGCACTGGAGGAGCAGGAACATACACATTAAATAATGGTGATGCTTTTGCAAGCACTACTATTTCTGCTTCTGGTGGAGTAGTGACTGTAGGTGCTACTGGTGGTTCTGCAAACTCTACTGTAGTAGCACATACGCACACAGCTACATCTGCTGTTACTGATCCGGGCCACTCCCATACCATACAAGTTCAGGGTTCGCCGGGAAGTGAGCCATATCCTCCCACAGATTCTTCAGGAACAATTAACAATTATCCAACTGCAACAGCAACAACAGGAATTACAGTTCAGACTACGGTTGCATCAGCAGGTTCTTCAGGGACAGGCGCTAACCTACCACCGTACTATGCCCTTTGCTACATTATGAAGACATGATTACACATCATTTCTCAGATAACTTATACGCTAAGGAATGTTTGTTTCCAAAAGGAACACAACTTATTCAACATAAACACAAGTATGATCACCTGTCTATACTTGCTAAAGGCAAAGTAAAGGTTGTAATAGATGATGAAGTTTTTGATATTGAAGCACCTTACTGTTTTAATATCAAAGCCAATAAACATCATGGTATCTTAGCATTAGAGGATTGTGTTTGGTACTGTATTCATTCTACGGATGAGACAGATGTTAATAAAATTGATGAAGTTTTAATTAAGGAGTAGTATTATGCCTGCATTTATTGCCGCCGGGGCAAGTTTACTTGGTTCTTATATGTCTGGAAAGTCTGCTGAAAAAGCAGCTAGAACAAGTGCTGATGCTCAAATGGCAGCGACTCAGTTGGCTGCCGAGGAGCAGAGGTTTAGACCAGTAGGAATGTCTACTAGGTTTGGTACTTCTCAGTTTGGATTTAATAAAAAAGGAAGGCTAACGAGTGCAGGCTACACAGCATCCCCAGAGATACAAGCTCTTCAAGACAGGCTATCTGCCCTATACGGAACAAGCTTAGGACAGGCAGAACAAGCCCAAGCCTTGGGTGCTCCTTTAGGCATGGCTGGTCAAGGTCTCTTTGGACTAGGCTCTCAGTATTTGGCTACGTCTCCTGAAGCTGCTAGACAGCAGTATATGAGAGAACAGCAAGACCTGCTAAGAGCGCCTAGGATGGAAGAAGAGCAACGATTAGCTGCTTCTGTCTTTGGTCGTGGTCGTGCTGGCCTGAACGTAGGTGCTGCTGGTCAACCAGAACTAGCTGCTCTGGCAGGTGCTCGTAGACAACAGGACTTAGCACTGGCTGCTAATGCTGAGAATGCTGCTCAACAGCGTCTTGGCTTTGGTGCTGGTCTCTTTGGTACTGGTGCTAATCTGTTAGGAACTCAATACGGATTACAGACTCAGGCTCTAGGACCATTCCAGTCACAGTTTGGTCTGTCTCAGTTGCTTGAGCAAGCTGCACAACAACCTCTGGATATCGGTGCTCAATTGGGTGGTCGTAGTGCTACTGCTGGTGCTAATGTTGGTCAGACTCTGCTCTCTGGTGGTTTGAATGCTGCACAGACTAGACTTGCTGGTTCCTTAGTAGGTCCGTCAGCAATGGCAAATACTTTGTCTAAGGTTAATTATGAGAACTTGTTTAATAAGCTGATGGGTCCTGGTAGTTCTCCTATGGGTGTTAATACTAACGCAATGTACGGAGATACTGGGCAGTATATGGGTCAATTTACACCTCAAGCAGCTACTTGGGATCAAGCTTTCCAACCTGGTGTTTACGGTTAATTAGGAGTAATCATGGCGATTGAAACTTTATTTGGTCCTTCCATAGCAGACGTACAAGAGCTACGGAGACAGCAACAAGAACGAGAGATAGCTGGTGCTGGTAAAGAGTTTGGTGTCTTTGCTCCTCTGTATCAGGCTAGTCTTAGATTTGGTAATCAAGCTGTTCAGGGAGCTAATACACTCCTTGGTGCTCAAGACCCAATGCTTAAGAAGGCTACGGATATCCAAGGTATTTTAACTCAATACCAAGGACAAGATTTAACAGATCCTGTTGTTCTAAAGAAGATTTCATCTGATTTAGCTGGTAAAGGATATGCTAAAGAATCTTTTACAATAGCCCAAGATGCTGCTAAATACACTCAACAAGCAAAAGCTGAAACTAGAGCAGAAAGAGCACTAGTATTGTCTGAAGAGTCAGCCAAGGACACTCGTTACAAGAACAATCCTGAACTTCTCCTTCGTGATGCCCTTGCGTTGCCTGAAGAGGACCCAACAAGAACGGCTTTACTGACTCGTTACAGCGACATAGTAAAAGATAAAAACTATAGCAGTGCTAAACAAGAAGCTGACTTAGCTAAAGCTAAAGCGGATCTTGCAAAGACTCAAGCTGAGACAGCTCGAATTAGAGCTATTACAGCGTCAGAAGAAACAGATACTCAAGGCGCTCGTGTTAATAATAACGGAGTTCGTATCGGTAAGTTTGACAAGGTAGGTCGTTATAGGTCTCCTGAAGGTAAAACATATACGGCTAAAGCTATGGAAACGGCTCAAGCAGAGCACGATACAACATCTGATTTGATTTATAAACTTGAGCAGGTTACTGACGATGATATTAAAAATGCTTTTGGATCAGCCACAGATTGGACAACTGTACCAGGAGGCGGTTTGATAGCTAATAAAAATACTTATAATGCTCAAACTAAAATTAATGCCATCCAGATTCAAAGTGTTCTAAATAACCTGTCTAAATTAAAAGGACCTTCATCAGACAAAGAAATGGGCCAGATGATTAAAGATTTTCCTGGTTATAACGCACCGCCTGATGTTATGCGTAACTGGATGAACCGTGCTACGGAAGCTGCTAACAGGTTCTTAAAACGAAGCGAAAGTCGTTATGGTTTTGATACCGACTACGGAACTGAGAAGAGATTTAGCACAGAGAAAAAACCAGCAGAAAAAGCTACTGGAACACGCACAAGAACAACTAGAGGCGGTGTTATTTATACTGTAGAGGACTAGAATGCCTACTTACACGATTAATGGAAAACGAATTACTACCGAGTCTCCTCTTACAGAAGAACAGATTGATGAAATTGCTGGGGAGTTAGGAGGAGGAACTGCTGCGCCACAGCCAGAAATGCAGACAAGAACTGGAAGACCTGCTCCTACAAGTATTTCTGACTTGTTTGAGCCTTTCACTAGGCAGGTTGTGCGGGGTGCTATAATGGACCCTATCAATGCTGTTCGTCAATTAGTAAGCGAAGAGCAAAGAAAGCTTGTAACTAAGGAAGAAGAAGCTTATCAAGCAAAACGCACTAAGATGGGCGAGACAGACTATGAGTATGGTCGTTTAGTAGGTAACATACTTAGCCCTGCTCCTTTAATGGCGGG